GAATCAATATGCTCTTGTGCAATACCATATACAGTCTCTGCAACTCTCTCAACACCTACTCCGTTATCAAGTACTCTAAGTTGAATAATACCCTTACGATCTAGCTCTTTGAAAGCTTCAAGCTCCGGATCATCAGCAGCTATTGTAGTTGTATGATCAAAGATATGTTGTAGTTTAGCTTTGAGCTCCTTAAGACCTCCAAAATCAACACACCAGTTCTTATCATCTAAAGTCGATGCACCGAACCAAAGCTTAGCTTTGAGCTGATACCCGTGAAGAAACCTACAGTGTGAATGACTCGCGCGCCATTGTCTAAATGCGCATGAACCGAGTTCAATAATTTTTGTGCTTTGGTAACTCATATACTATATTATACGAATCAATTATAAAATTCAACTGACTTTTTCCAGTTTTTTTAATTTGTTCGTTAAATATCTTAGCACTAATAAAAGCCCGTTTAACCAGTTGTATTTCTGCATCATCAAGAACATCAGCTCCCTGCGTCTTTTTAGTAAGCTGTTTTATAAAATCTTCTATTGATTCTGGGCTGGATGTAGGAATATTATTCGTTGTGTATAGTGATGTTATCCTCGGTCCTCTTAAATGAGTAATATCATTTATCCAGTTGACTAAATCTTGAACTTTAATAGATGGACCAAAATCCTCATCTTCAAAAGCATCAGCCCAACTGGGTCTCTGTTTTTGTCTCTTATCTTTAGTACCTCTAATTATTTTATTTTGGGAATCTCTAATTTCTACCTGATACTCACCACCTACACCTTTTTGACTACGTGTAAGTATAGCTGTGTATATTTCCTCATCGCCTTGACCACCTTGAAGACCTGAACCAGCTGGTTGTAGTTGAGTGACACCCTTTATTCTTTTTGCAGTAAAAGTTATGGATACTCTACTTCCTCCACCCGGATCATTAGGAAGTTTGGCTTCTTTAAGGTTTTTAACAGAAGCGTAATCAAAAGTATTAAAATACTCTGTTTTAAGCTTTTCCTTTAATACAGCTTTAGGTTGCATGCTCGAAAAAGCTTTTACTGTATCAACAAAAGGTGCAGCAACCTGCTTCACTTGATCTACTAATCCAGGTGCAATACCTTTTGCAGCTGCAAGAGATGCTTTACCAATGCCTCTCACAATATCACCAAAGCCTTCATCTAGGAGCTCGTTTTGAGATAATTTAATCATTATATATATTTATAGTTGTAATTAGGTTTTTTAATATTAAAATACGATAGATATGGATGATTTAGAAGAAAGTGATATTGTGTGTGAAGGTATAAAGCTTCCTAACGCTAATGGAAATGCTCCGCGTTCTGAAAAAGAGAAGCTTATTATTATCAGGAAAGCCGCAAAAGCCTATGAAAAATATCTGGATGCATTGGGTTTTGATTGGAGAAATGATCCTAACTCCTCTAATACTCCTTTAAGGGTAGCTAAAGCTTTTGTTAACGATATTGCATCAGGCTGCTATAATGAGCCACCAACCGTAACAGCTTTCCCTGCTGATGGATACGACGGTGTTATAGCTCAGTGTAATATTCCAGTGAAGTCACTTTGCTCTCACCATCACCTAGCTTTTTCTGGAGTAGCTCATGTAGCATATATACCGTCTTTAGAAGGTAAAGTTATTGGACTTAGTAAGTTAAATCGTATTGTTGAGTTTTATGCTCGTAGACCTCAAATCCAGGAAGGTCTTACAAAACAGGTAGCTGAAGCGATTGATAAAGTATGTGAGAAGAATAGAGGTATTGCTGTTGTTATTAAAGCTCAGCATACATGCGCATGTCTTCGTGGAGTAAAGCACGAAGGTTGCTATATGATTACCTCTAAGCTTACAGGTGATTTTATGGAAGATGAAAAAACTAGAACAGAGTTTTATAAATTCATCGATATGGCTTCTAAATAGGAACTATATTATATTAAGGTATGAATATATTCGTTACTAACGAAGACCCTATTATAGCAGCGAGAGAGCTTTGCGATAAGCATGTTAGATCTAAGATGCAAATAGAAGGGGCTATTATGTTAGCGCATGCGTTTCCTCAGTGTGTATTGGACCATTATTCAACTCCTAAAACTAAATCAGGCAAAAATCGTAGATCTGGAAAGGGATATTCTAGACATCAGTGCTCTATATGGGCTCGTGAATCAAAAGAGAACTTTTTATGGCTAGTAAATCATACTCTAGAACAATTTGACGAGCGTATGTATAGATGGCCTACATCAGAAGAGCACTTTACTAAAGAGTTTATTGTATGGTGCAGTAAAAATATACACAATACACTAATTGAAAAAGTGTGTCTTACTCCTTTTGCTGTAGCTATTGGTAAGGATACAATTTGTAGAAGTGTAGTACCTAATTTTAATGAACTATCAGTAATTGATCAGTATAGATATTATATAATATATGATAAGCCATTTGCAAGATGGACTAAAAGAAGCTCACCTAATTGGTATAGTCCACCTCAATATCATCCTCAGCAATATGATTTGATGTTACATCAATTAGAGCATCAAGTTGCTTAATAAAGTCCTTACCAATAAGCACTTTATAGTCATTTTTTGATCTATCACCTATACTAAAAGGAATATTATCAAATTCAGTATTTGCAAATTTCATTCTAAATGAAACTACAAATCGCTCTTCTATATTTCCTGCTCCAACATTTATAGCTACAGTATCCTTTATATCTTTTATAATTCTCTTACCATTAATAGTTGTAAACGTAACCTTATCCCCTTGCCTTATTATATCCTCCCCGTGCAGAACATTATAGGCACCGTTACCAGAGTCTACCTTTGCATCTAAAGATCCGATACCTGCAAGTTCAATCTTTTCTATAAGGCCTATTACCCTCGACTCGTAAAATGTTTTAAAGGTCTTCATTTAGTTGCAGTCAGAACAATTACCACACTTGCAGCCCGACGCAGCATAGGAACATTCATCTGTATCCTCATGACCTGAATTATACATAGAGTCATCCTCATTATTATATTCACAAGAGTCTTCATCCTGTTGTTGATACTCTAGCCAGTGATAAACAGAAGATATATAATCTGCTGCTTTTGTAATTTTAGAAGCTATCCACCCTTCAAGCCCTGGCATTTGTTCTATTATTTCTTTTAATTTTGGTGCATATTCCGCTATCTTATAAAGATCAGCTGCCGCCATTTCAATCTCACTATGATCGTGTTCTGTAGAGTCATCATGATGATCTGCACTATTGCTATGACTATCTACCTCTGCACCTGGCATATCCATAGTCACTATAACAGGTACACCGCCTTGATGTGATGGCATTCCTAATGCTCCATGCATTTCAGCTATTAAGCTATACGCTCTGGCTAACCCTGTTTGATCTTGTTTCGCATACATAATTTATTATATTTATGCCGAAGCAGCTATTAAAAACTTAGTTTTTAATTCGTCAATAAACTTAGGACTTAATACAAAACTTATAACCGATAGGTAAGGATTTTCATTATCGAGCAGTCTCTTTTCAATACCCTTAATAAATATATCTATCTTTGTTTTCTCTGCACTTATAGCATTTTGAGTATCAGTCTTTGACTTAACATCATCACCAACCTGTAACAGAGCTCTTTCAATATCTATCTTATACTCTCTTAGCGTAGCTGTTAGATCTGCTACCATTCGTTTTGATTCTAAGAACTCAACCTCGCTAGCCGCATCCCCATAAAAAACATCTAAAATTTCATCTAATGACTTAAACTTTGAACCACGCATCTCAACAGCATCTGTAAGCTTCTGCATTTGTTTATCAGTTAAAATAAAGATATCTGCATTCTTAAGAATATTATTCTTAAGATCATTATATAATTTTTTTCTATATTCTTTTAATGCATCAACTCCTGCCCACTGCTCAACTCTACGACGACCGAAGTCCTCAAGATCAACCAATTTAGCAATAGCCCCTGTTTCCATATTTCTAATAATTGTACCCTCAATTTCTTTAGCTCCTAAGGAAGAGGAAACACTTTTAATATTTGACAATAGATTTCTTTTTACTAACAGCTTGAGTCTTTCAAACTCTTTTACGGCCTTAACCTTTAACGCAACCTCGTCACCCGTCCTTTTTCTCGATGCTATAGCAGCCATATTCTCTGCTGAACACACTCTAGTAATTTGCTTCTTAACTATATCTCTTATCTTAAGATCTACAGGCTTTTTTGTATAAGCTTTAAAAGAGCTGGTTTTATTTATAGTTTCAGCGATTTGAGATATAATGTCTTTACCCGCCTTAGATGTAGTAATATCCTCGCCTCTCTTAGCTGAGATCTTAACAGCTCCGAATAAAACTACAGCACCCTTACCTATAAGCTCTGGTGAGTACTCAATAACGTTCATGTGTGCCTTACCGAACAGTTCACCAAAAATTTGTATTGGTGCTTTTATTTTATTCTGTAAGCCGATTAGAACTTTCTTAATATCACTCTTTTTAAGAGAGTTTAAGAAATTTCCAAAACTCTCAAATACATCATTTTCAAGAGATTGAGCTAACTCATAGAATTCATTTGCATCTGTAATAGGGTTACCTCTCTTTGACTTAACGTATAAATTATTGTCTTCATCCAACCCAAATGATACATTAGAGCCATCATATTTTTCTGAAACCTCCCACGCATCACTACTAAACAAATTACAGAAATCTTTCGGTGTCATCTGATCAATATGAGGTATCGTAACCATCTTTACTGCCTCACCCAAAATATCATCTGTCGTCTTAGTAAACAACCCATCAATATCCTTATTAGTTACATCTCCGAAAAATGGCATTAAATAATTAAGAGCAGATTTTGCATCATCTAGAGACATCTGACCTACATTTCTACCCCTAGAAGGATCAGGTATCTTTGTTTTAAGATTCTTAATAAGATTATCCCAGATCTCTTGTTTTCTTGTTTGATTGAATGTTGAAATTAGTTTAGCCATTTCAACAACGTGCTTCATGTGTTCAGGAGTCTTAAATCCAAGAATGTTAGCAATAATTTGTAATTCGTTATAATCTACATTACTTGCTTCTCCATTAGTAACAAATCTTTGTAACTGGTCATATTGAACGCCGCCGCTGCTATAACCTTTTTCCCTACCGTCGACCATCCACGCTATCTTATATGCAAGGCCGCTGCCACCTAGGGTGTATCTAATTTTAAAAGTAACAGGCCCTTTTTTACCGTGTTTATCAACAAACTTTTTGTATTGTTCAGTGTTCTGAATCAATGATTTAAGATTTTCTATTTTCTTACTATCTATTGGTGTTGAAGAGGTTATACCTCTAATTAAAAGATCTCTCACTACCCCCTTAACCCCCGCAGCAATATCTGCAAAGCTAGAAAACTGTGTAAATTTAAGAAAATCTTCTTTATTAGACATATCTACAATATCAATTTGTATAACTTGATTAGTATTACCGACAACTACTGCGGTATTAACTTCACCACCAGCTGAAGCTGCTGCATATTTACCTGTAAACTCTTTATTTAAGAAGTTAACTATATCAGCCGCATTTACACCTTGAACGTAGTGTACATCGAGATCGATATCTCCAAAATCTTTTTTAGTCTCAAGCGCTCTATTAATTATATCTGGCGTTTCAATTTCATTAGGTTCAGGCGCTCTAAACCCAGCCTTAATAGCAAACAATCTACTACTACCTAAAACATATGACGGCTCTCTTTCATCAATAAGTTTATTTTTTCTTAATACAGATAGCATGCTTCTTATCTCATCCAATACCGTAGGTGATACTGTAGCGCGGGCATATTTTAGCCTTTGATTACCTGTAGTAATAATTAAATCATTAATTAGGCTATCAGCAGCCTGACCACCCTCGATCAATATTTTAAAATATGTTTCAAATGTAATCATTGTAGTTTATATATCACCTATTTCATCTAAAGAGAGCAAGTTCTTTATCGTACTTACTATTTTATCTGGATCAGTTTCTCCAAACTCATTAGCAACAGCTCTAAGCATCATAATTTCATCATCCGTTGGGGAGTGCTTAAGAGATCTAACTATAAGATCACTATACATAGGAAAAGCCTCCTCTAAAGAGATATTGTTTTCATCTTTTAAATCTTTTACAGGCTCTTCTTTATTTGATAGCTGCATATCTTCTCCACTATCAGGTTGAGACTCAGTACCATCTGCAATTTGCTCTATTAATTTAAAATATTTTTTAAGCAATATATTTGTTTTTGACTCAACCTTTAAGCTTTTATCCATAGATAAAATACTCTTAACTACATCTATTGTCTCCGTAATAGGTTTATTTATAAGACTCTTAATAGACTCGATCTTATTTAAGATAAGATTTTGTTCATTTTTATTAAAATTATTAATATTAAAAATAAAAGAATTAGTTAACACCTTTATAATGTATTTTTCATTACTAGACATCTTATTAACTTGCGGCGCTGGTTCTGCAGGAGCTTGCTCAGGCGCTGCGGCATCAGCTTCCTCTTGCTCTACATGTAGCTTCATAAGCTTTTGTAATAAGTTATTAGTTTTTTTCATATTTATTTATTATTAAACTCCTGCAGCCTTCTTGAAATCACTAGCTATTTTTTCTGCTGCAGCAGCCATATTACGCTTAGCCGCTTGTAGCTTACGACTTGTAGAGCTCATTAGTTGTTTACCAAATCCCTGATCTGGTATGCTTGCTATAGCTGCAATTATTTTAGTAGGGTCCTCAGCTTCTTCCTCTTTAGAATTTGATATACCCTTAACCTCAAGCTCAACAACTCGCTTATCAGGTAAAGTTACAAACAATATATCTTGAAAGACTTTAGCTTGAACTGGTACCTTAAGATTCATTAACATTCTCTGTAGACTTCTCTTTGCTTCAGTAATAGCATCAATATCAACTGCTGGAATAGCCTCTTCTATAATCTGTAAAAATTTACTCATATATATATTTATGACATCACAATAAGTTTATTAGTCGCTCTTCTGAAGTACTTATCATACAAAAATATTAAGCCGTTTCGCTTTAGATATGTTTTAAGTTTCCTATATGCTGTAGCTAAATTATTACGACTTATTAATAAATTATAAGCTTGATTAAACACATATAGATTGGATTTATTTCTACTTTGTAAGCTAGCTATAAATACATCATAATTATCAGTACCTACTATATAAACTAAAGACATACTATTCAATATCTCATAGATTATATTAAATATTTTAGGCTTCATTTGTGCAGGTATTATGTGTGTATTAGAATCTATATATATAATTTTTTTATCTAATAGTGATATGTTTTTAATTCTATCGCATAGTGTAATTATAAATGCATTTTTAAAAAGCTTTACACAGTCCTTATTGGACTCGATGCTAGGTATAATAGCATATAGTTCACAGTCCTTTATAAAATAGGTAAATGTATCACTAGCTAGAGCATCAAAATTAATTAGTATTGTATTATGTGTAGCTATTTTAAAATCTGTTTGCATGTTTTGGCTTAGATAATCTGAGATTAATTATTCCATTATAGTAGTTATCACTAAATAATACTTCCTCTCTAAATTGAATTTTAGCTTCCTCATATGCAAGAGCAAATTTTGATTCACAAAATTTTATTATTTCAAATATAAAGTTATCTTTACCGTACTCTAATATATCATTATTAAGCTCTCTTGAAGATGATGTGTATGTTCTCCAATCTGTCTCACACACCCTACAACGCTTATTTTTCTTACCTTTAAGTGGAGCTCTCTTTTTAACAGTTGTACACTGCTTCTTTCCTATATACTGTCTATTATTAACCTTACAAGTAATTCTGTAAATAAAACCAAAGGGTATATCTTTTTCTAAAGATAAGGTAGTCGTCCAGTGTCCTAAATTCATTATTTTTTAATCTTTTTACGACGCTTCTTACGCCGTGTTTTACGATTTTGAGTATTTACCTTACCCGCTCTTGAAATTACTGACTTACCGGTCGGTATTCTCGAGTCACCAGGTGCGTAGAAATCTGAGCTGGTAATATTATTAGATGAAAAACCACCTACTGACCCACCTACAGCATCACTTGAGGTCATATCCTCATAAAAAAAATCCTTAAAAGTTATAGTTGATTTAGCCACTTAATTATTTATTATTAATATATGGATTTGCTATTACGATATAGGGAGGAAATAGCCAAAGACTTAATAGTAGATGACTTTAATATTAAAGACGTTCAACAGAGATTACCTGCCCGTAAACATTTTTGGGTTGCAAGACTTATTGATACTAAAATTGAGTTAAATAACCTAATTAAACTTAAGAAGAGATTAAAGTTAGTTCTAATTAAAAAAATATCTGCAGAGTCTACTGTTAGTTTATCACAGGCAGCTTTGTCAAATGCAGTTGATAATAGTGAAGAAATAAATAAACTAGATGATAAGATTAAGGATTATGAATTTATTATTGAATATTTAGAAAAGACAGATAAAATAATGAATAATATGCACTGGGAAATTAAAAATATTATAGAAATTCAAAAGCTTGAGCAGTTATGATATCCTTTAAGCATACTAAGCATAGTAATAAAATTATATTACAGTGTCAGGATAAAGATATTTTTAATAATATACGTGAACACTTTAGCATCAAAAATACTGGTGCATCTTTCGCGAGGAGAAAGTTTGGAGGTAGGTCCTTCTCTATTAAAGATAGAAAGTATGCCATTACCCCTACAGGTAAATTCGATATAGGTTTATTCTATGAAATTGAGAAATATATTATAGATAAACAAATTGTTTCAGATGTTACAGTTGATGATAGTGTAACTAATTTATTAAAAATTGGTAAATCGTATGAGGTTTATACTAGATTTAATAAGCAATTAAGGGATTATCAAATTGATGTTATTGATAAAGCCTTAAAGTTAGGCTGGGGTACGTGTGTATTGGGTACTGGTGCAGGTAAGACACTAGTAACAGCTGCATTAATTGAAAATTATTATCTAAATAGTAATAATAAAAATACATTTAAGTGTTTAGTTGTTGTTCCTGACTTAGGACTCGTCACTCAAACATATAATGAATTTTTAGAATCAGGAATATCATTTAGTGTCACTCAGTGGACAGGTAAAAAACAACCAGATTTTGAATGTAATGTTATAATATGTAATATGGGTATATTACAGTCACAATTTAGTCAAAATGAATGGATAACGTTTGTGGATTTACTTATAGTTGATGAGGCTCATAAGATTAGATCCGATAATAAGGTAAGTAAAATTATATCAAGTATAAAAACACCTAATAGGTACGGATTCACAGGAACTCTGCCTGAGGATGACTACGAGAAATGGTTTATTATGGGTAAGTTGGGACCTGTTATTTACGAAAAAAGTAGTTTTGAGTTGAGATCTGAGAGCTATCTAACTAATGTAGATATAAAGATTATTAAACTGGTATATAATAAACCCACCATACCAAAAATTACAGATAGTAAATATCGAAATGAGTTAGAATTCTTATATACAAATAAAAGTAGAAACATCTTCATACAAAAATTATGTTATAAACTTAATTATAATACATTAATACTAGTAAATCATATTAATCACGGTGAATATCTATATGACTTAATTAAATCAACATCCAGTAAGCAGGTTTTTTTCATTAGAGGAGCTGTTGAGGTGGAGGAAAGAGAGCGTATTAAGCAGTTAATGGAGAAGTTTGATAATATTATATGTATTGCTATAAGCGCTATATTTTCTACAGGGGTAAATATTCATAATATACATAATATTATGTTTGTAGCTGGTGGAAAATCATTTATTAGAACTGTTCAATCTATAGGTCGTGGTTTAAGACTGAATAGTAATAAGGAAAAATTAGTTATATATGATATATGTGATAACTTAAAGTATAGCACTCAACATAGCTTAAAGCGCAAGGATATCTATATAAAAGAAAAAATTAACTATATTGAAAAAACAATATTAATATAAGTTAATAATAAGTTGATTTAGATACAGCAATATATATCATAATTATATGTCAAAAGAAAACTATTATATTGAGCCTGCGGTATTTATGGCCTCTCTCAAGAAATATTATGATTCAGACATAATGACTGATGATCTAGCGGAAAATATTAAAAAAATAGTTTATGGATTGAGCTATAACAGCTCATTTATTAACTATACATTTAAGGATGATATGATTGGTGATGCTTTAATAAAGATGTATTCAGCGCTAAAGGGTAAAAAATATAAATTTGAAACAGGCTCAAATCCGTTTGCTTATTTTACAACTATTGCCTTTAATGCCTTTGTAAATAGAATAAAAAAAGAAAAAAGACACTACGAAGCAGAAAAAAACTATAGAGAGCAAGTATATGAGGATCTTATGACGGATCCAACAGCGTGTGAAAACTCCATATATGTTAAGCCTGTAAATCATGACGGGGATTATGATTTTTATGATCAAGATTAACAAATCAAAAGTATGTATAATTTCCGATTTACACTTAGGCGTACATACTAATAGTACACTATGGCATGAAATTGCTGTATCCTGGGCTAAGTGGCTATCTGCAGAGCTTGATAAGCGGAATATCAAAGATATTATATTTTGTGGTGATTGGCATCATAACCGAAGCGAAATTTCGGTCAATACACTACAGACATCTGCAGATATTTTAAGAATCTTAGAGAAATATAATAAAATTATGATTCTTGGTAATCATGATATCTATTACAAGCATAGAATTGACGTTAATTCTTTATCTATATTTAAAGACCGTAAGAATATTACTATTATTGATAATATTTGTACAATAAATGCTTTCGATAAGACTATTACTTTGTGTCCATGGAATACTTCCATAGATAATATTCCAAAAAGCGATATAATATTTGGTCATTTTGAGATAAAGTCCTTTAAAATGAACGCATACAAAGTATGTGAAGAAGGCCTGGGTATTAACGAGTTACTTGATAAGAGCTCATTAGTAATATCAGGGCATTTTCATCATCGACATGAAAAAGTATCTGCAAAAGGTACAATATTATATGCAGGTAACCCGTTTCAGATGGATTTTGGTGATGCAAATAATTCCAAGGGGGCTTATATCTTAGATCTTGATGATTTAAAATATAGTTTTATAGAAAATGATATATCCCCTAAATATCATAAGATATCGCTTAGTGAATTAGTAAAATGCGGTAAGATTACTGATGATATTAGGAATAAGCTTAATAATAATATAGTTAAACTCAAAATTGATAGAAATATATCTCAAGAAGACCTTTCAATTCTAACATCCAAGTTAAATCAACTAAATCCTGAAGTCTTAACACTGGATTATGATATTGGATTTAATAAAATTAGTGATAATCCCCTATCTAAAGATCTTTCTGGAATTGATATAACTCAAGCAATAGCAGAATTTATTAATTTACTAGAAATAGATTGCAAAGCAGATATTCTTGATTACACTTTAGATTTATATAATAAATGTAGTATATGAAGAGTGTTATCTTTAAGAAAATTAGTATCCAAAACTTTCTATCAGTAGGTGAGGACCCTGTAGTTATTGAGTTTACTAAAGGACTACACGTTTTAACAGGTAATAATCTTGATAAGCCGGACAGACAGAACGCAGTCGGTAAATCGTCTATGGCAGATGGTATATATTTTGCTATATTTGGAGATACTCTTAGAGAAATTAAGAAAGAGTTAATTACAAATAATATAACTGGGGGAAGAACACAGGTAGAGTTAGATTTTGATGTAATATCATCAAAAGGAACTGATAGTTATAGTATAATTAGAACTCTCCTACCGAATAAGGTGTCTATATATAAAAATGGTATTGATAAAACACGGGATAGTATTGCTAATACTACAAAATATATCTGTAATGTACTAAGTGCCTCTCCTTCTATATTTCAAAACTGCGTAATAATGACGGTTAATAATGCAGTTCCGTTTATGGCTAAAAATAAAGTCGAAAAACGCAAATTTATTGAAGATATTTTTGGTATGGAAGTATTTAGCCGTATGATATCCTCTCTGAGGCAGGAATATAATGAACTAAAGAAAGATCACGAAGTACATTTATCTAGACTAGATGAAATTCATAACTATACTAAGACATATAATACACAAAGAGATCTCGTTATTAATAGACGAGAGGAGAAACTTAAGCTCTATAAAGAAAGACAGTCAAACAACAAAGATAATCTCAGGACTCTACTAGTAGAGAGAAACAATGCACTAGTAGATGATAACGTTTTAATCAACGCTGAGTTAATTATACATAAGTTAGATAATAAACTATGTGAGTGCGATAATAAGATTAACAACATACGTGAGGTTAGTGGGGGTAAGCGAGTAGAGGTCAAGCTTCTTATAGATACATACAAAAAAATAGGTACTGATACCCAAAAGTGTCCTGTGTGTCTTAAGTCAATAGATGACCATGATAAGGAAGTTATTAATCAGGAGAAGGTTAAGCTAAAAGCAGATATAGCCATATTTAAGGATGAAATTGATGCTTTAGCTGAATCACTCGAAAAAATTATTTTAATAAAAGAAAAGACTAAGAAAGCTATACAGGTTAAGAGTAATGATCTTAATAATATTAAATTAAAAATTAATAATACTAATAACATTAACCAAAAAATTGATCAGATTAACAAGTGGCAAGAGGAATTAATAGAAGATATAGCGTCAATTAATATATCTAATACAGAGTTTGATGACTTAATCAAAGAGACGGAAGAAAGATTACTAGAACTAGAGGAAACAGTTAAGGTCTGTGCAAAAAAAATTAGTCAGTTAGATATTGTTAAGTATGTAGTAAGTGAAGAAGGAGTTAAGTCATATATAGTTAATAAATTACTTGAATTACTTAACTCTAAATTATTTTTCTATATTAAAAAATTAGATTCTAACTCTGTTTGTATATTTAATGAATATTTTGAAGAACAGATTCTTAATGAGCAAAATAAAGTATGTTCTTACTTTAATTTCTCTGGAGCTGAAAGAAAGTCCATCGACCTAGCGTGTTTATTTACGTTTTCCGACATAAGAAGAGTTCAGGGTGGGGTTAGCTATAATATAGCTATATATGATGAGCTGTTTGATTCATCGTTTGATGAAAAAGGTATAGAGTTGATTACAGACATACTAAAAGAGCGAGTTGAAATGTTTAATGAGTGTGCAATAGTAATATCTCACCGTAAAGAATCAGTCAAAGCTGTAACTGGTGAAGTTATATATTTAGAAAAAAGTAAAGGTATAACCCGTCGAGTTAATTATAGTGATTACTAGTTGATATAGTAGTATTTTTATGTATATATATAAATAATATGATTTGCGTACCATTGTTTCCGCCACCAGTTATAGATCCATATGGTAATAATTTATTTAATGCTTTTGGTGTATTTGAGCAACAGCCACCACAACCACAGCAGCCAATAGAGCTTTCATTGCCGAGATATGTTAACTATTTAGCTGACTATAGCGGCTGCGGTTTCTGGAGAATTTTATGGCCTGAATTATTAATTAACGCATCTGGAATAGGATGTTCCTCGTCTTTAACTGCTATGGTAGCTAATAATCACTGGTATCAAGGTGTAAAGGCCGTAAAGATACAAAGACAAGCATCAAACGACCAAAAAGAATTTGTTAAATATCTTAAGAGTATACAGCCAGAGTATGGATTTAGATTAATTTATGAGGTTGATGATGTTGTGTTTAGAGAAGAAATTCCTAATTATAATAAGTTTAAGTTTGCCTTTGATACAGATGAAATACGTAATAACTGTGTTGAAATAATTAATTTGTGTGATGAGGTTGTAGTTACGTGTGATTACATGAGACGTCTATATATAGATAAAACTGGTAAGAAGGAAATAACTGTTGTACCTAATTTTGTGCCATACTCGTGGATGGGACATGATTTTAATAGATCTAATATTTATAATTCATATGATAAAAATAAAAAGAAGCCACGGGTTATTTATACAGGTTCTGGAGCTCACTATGATGTAGACTTCAAGAATAATGGTATAGATGACTTTTCTCATGTTATTGATTTTGTTAGAAAATCTATTAATAAATACCAGTGGGTCTTCGTAGGATCATATCCACCCGGTCTACATAATTTAGTAGAAAGCAAACAGATAGAATTCCACGCGTGGCAGACACTCGCTAACTACCCTTCGTTTATTAAAAGCCTAAATGTACAAGCCATGATTGCGCCTCTTTTAGATAATAATTTTAATAGGTCAAAATCTGATATTAAGTTTATTGAAGCGTGTGTAATGGGACTACCGTGTATGGTACAAGATATGGAAACATATAAGAATGCACCAGATTATTTAAAATTTAAAACTGGTGAGGATCTTGAAATAAAGCTTGATGCAGTTCTTAAGAATAAATCAGCATATTATAGTAATGTAGATAAGTATAGAGATATTGGAGCTCGACGATTTCTTGAACTTACAGAAAATATAGGGTGTCATCTCGAGATACTCAATACACCTTTTGGATCACCTGAGCGTAAATATCTACAAAAATGGAATAACGTTGATTTTTGATAAATACCTATTATTATAGATGTAGATGTATAGGAATGCTATCTACAATAGTAAGAATCAATCAGTTAGGATATTTACATGGGGACCTAATGGAGAGCGAGTAGATTATGATGTATCAGTACAGCCGTATCTGTATGTAGAGGATAATAAAGGTGAGAAGACATCTATATTCAACACTAAGCTAAGGCGTAGAATATTTCAAAATGCTTACGAACGTAATAAGTATATACAAGATTCTGGAATTAAGCGCGTATTTGAAAACTTACCTGTAATTCAACAGTTTTTAGTAGACTGTTACGGTAAAGAAAGTGAGCTAGATAGTTTTACTCAGTTTGAGATTAAGACTACTTATATAGATATAGAGACGTACTCTGTATCCAGCTTTCCTAATATTGATGATCCGGATCATACAGTAAATGTTATTACATGCTACGATAATTTTAGTAAAAAGTTTTATACTTTCGGATTAAAGCCTTATAAGCCTAAAGATAGCAGCGTCATATATACTCATTGTAAGAACGAGAGAGAGTTATTTATTAAATTTTTAGAATATTTTGCAGATGACTATCCTGATGTACTTTCGGGGTGGAACTCAACAGGATTCGATATACCTTATATTATTAATAGATGTACCAAAATATTAGGTGAAGAATATACAAATATGCTTTCACCGCTTAAAAATATATACTTCAGAAACTTTAGAGGTAACTTTGGTAAAGAGCAGAAAAGATATTTTATAGATGGAATCTCGTGTATTGACTATTTAGATATATATAAGCGCTTTTGTCTTACATTAAGAGAGTCATATAAACTTAATTCTATTGCTGAGTTTGAGCTTGGTGATAAGAAAGTCGACTATGGCGATATAGATCTTGCAACTCTAGCTGATACTGACTGGGATAAATTTATTGACTATAACATACAGGATGTTAACTTGCTCGTAAAGCTTGAAGAGAAGCTACAATATATATCTTTATTAAGAATGTTATCTTATGTAGGGTTTACTACTCTTGAGGGTGCTATGGGTACACTATCCGTAATAAACGGCGCGCTAGCTATTAGAGCTCGAAATAGAGGAGAGGTAATATCAACCTTTATTAGATCAGATAAAGAGAGTAAGAATCCTGGTGCGTATGTTGCTGAGCCTAAGAAAGGATTTAAAGAAAATATCGTTTCGTTTGATGCTAATTCACTATACCCTAATGTAATGATATCACTAAATCTATCACCTGAAACTAAGGTAGGTAGGATAACAAATACCCTAGAAGGTAAGGTCGAAATTCAGCATGTATCTGGTAAAGTATATGAGCTAACTAAAGAAAAGTTTAAGCAATTTGCTAAGCAAGAGCAATTATCGCTAACAAAAGCTGGGTTTTTGTTTACGCAGAAGAAAAAGGGTATTATTCCTGAATTCCTGGATTTTCACTATCAAGAGCGCGTCAAGATTCAAAAGGATCTTTTTAATAAAATGGTTGAAGAAAAATCTATTGAAGATGAACTCAAAGAAATAGAAAGACAGCTTACTGAGGGTTAAATAAATTTCTATATACGATATATAGTTGAATGCCTACCTGTATATATTATACTAGGTTAGTAACCTATATTTAGATATATCTTAATATGACAAAGGAACAATTGCTTAATAGGAGGGAAGAGCTTTTAAAAAAGAAGCGTGAAGTTGGCTATGAGGTTGAGAGATTGAATACCAAACAAATGGTCATTAAGATTCTCGTGAATAGTTGTTATGGCTATATGGGAAATAAGCGCGCTCCTATTGGAGATGATGATATTGCATCATCGGTTACACTTACAGGTCAGGCTGTTATTAAGCACGCTGGTAAATTACTGCAGAACTATTTAAGAGAAAACTACAACATTACAGATTCTAAAACTCTTGATGATAGCTGGGTGTATTCTGATACGGATAGTTGCTACTTCTCGCTGGAGTGTATTAAGGATCGGGTGCCTATATTACATAATGGAGATATTAATCCTGAATTTTATAATACTATAACTAACCTAAACGAGTATCTTAATAGTGGTATTAAGGCTTGGGCAGAAAAGTTTCTATTAACTAAGAATAGTCGGTTTATATTTAAGCGGGAGTATATTAGTGATATTGGTGTTTTCTTACAGAAAAAGCGATACGTTTTACATATATTAGATAATAATGGTATTAAGTGTGATAAATTTAAGTATACAGGGGTTGAAGTTGTAAGAACAACTATGCCGGATTCTATAAAGCCATATGCTAAAAGAATTATAGAAACCATGTTTAATACAAAATCTCTAAAAGAGACAAATTTAATATTAAATGAAACATATAATAAATTTAAAAGCTTAGCGCCTGAAGAAGTTGCTTTTGTAATGGGAATAAAGGGCTATGAAAAATATGCGAGTAAGTGTAAAGAGTTTAATATAGCTAAAAGAACCCCAATACACGTTAAATCAGCTTATTATCATAACTATATAATGAGTAATATAATTAAATCTAATAAGGTTGAAGAAATAACCTCCGGTGATAAAATTAGATACGTTTATTTGGAAACACCTAACAAATATGGTATAGAGTGTATTGGATTTAAATATGATTACCCACCGGAATTCAAAAACTTATTCAAAATTAATTATGATAAAATGTTTGAAAAGGTGCTGTTTGACTCTATTAAACGGTTCTATGAAGCTGTATCGTGGCAAATTAGAAAGCCTTCTGAGAATGTTAAAACAGACTTATTTGAATTATTTAGTAGTTAGTTGTAGATTTAGTTTATTTACTAAGTAAATATACTTATGGAATATCTAGATAAACCGCTACACGATGGTACACGCAATTCACATCCAGCATACTGGAGAGGTAAGTCAGCAGGTATAGGAGAAACCTTAAAAATAGTTTCTGATATCATGCTAGGACTCGATAATGGAACAGGCACTAATAATAATAAAGACATTGAATTAATGAGACAATCCCTACTTACATGGAGAGACAATATTGATAAAAATAATGTAAAAAAGGATTGATAAATAATAAATTAAATTTAAATATATAAAATGAATAACATAAAAGTCATAACAGATCAAATTGGAAGAACAGTAGTAGGTGAAGTTATTTCAGAGACCGATACAACCTTAACTCTGAATAACCCAGTTATAATTCACGTTCAACCTAACCCACAAACAAAACAACTTCAGGTACAGTCCTTTCCGTATCTTTTTATGGAGTTTATTAAGGCAGGCTTTAAGGATAAGAATCAATGGACATTTTACAAACAGAATATTGTAACCTCTACCGTTGAACTTGATGATGCGATTGTTACACAATATAATAACATTAATACCCCTCAGCCGCTACCATCTTCACCACAAGGTGATCCAGAAGTTATAAAACTTTTTGAAGATTAATTAAATAAATTTAGCAGACCCTTGATGCCTCTGATTCAAGCACACTTTCAAGGGTATTTTTTTGTCTTGATTTATAGAGTAAAGTATTTATTATATCTATATGGATAAAGATATTAAAAGTGCCTTGGATAGTATTGATGAAGTTAATCCCTTTGCTACTTATCTCTCAGACAGCACTCTGAGTAGAGTTGATAGCTGGATTGATACGGGTAGTTATGTTCTTAATGCTATTATTTCAGGTTCTGTTTATGGAGGTATTCCTAAAGGTCGTGTTGTTATGCTAGCAGGGGAATCCATGACTGGTAAGTCCTTATTTGTTCAGAAAATACTCGCCAATGCTCAAAAAGAAGGTCTTATTCCTGTTATTTTTGATACAGAAAACGCAATTGATGCAGAAGGTGCAACACGCATTGGCTTAGATGTTTCAAAAGTTAAATATGTACCGTGTGTTAGTATAGAACAAACACGTAACGCTCTATATAAATTTCTAACAACCGTACAAGAAAAAAAGCTTCAGGGTAGATTCATCGTAGCGATTGATTCTCTTGGCAATCTTCAATCTGAGCTTGAACATTCACGTATGGGTAAGGAGAGTACGAGTTCAGATATGGGCTCGAAGGCAAGAGCGATGAAGACCTTAATGCAAACATGCACTAATTTAGGATCAGTAACTCAAACAACTATTTTACTTACTAACCATGTCTATGATGATCCAACAGCAATGTTTCCGTCTATTGAAAAGAATATGCCCGGAGGAAAAGCGTGTGTTTATTTGCCATCAGTTACTGTTCAGCTAGCTCGCAAGCCTGTTAAGGATGATGGTGGTAAGACAACTGATGCTAAACTTGCCGTGGGTCAGAAGAGCTACTCAGGTATTATTATTAGAGCTCTTACGCGTAAGAACCGATTTATTAAGCAGTATCTTGAAGGTGAAATGTTCTTATCATTCTCTTCTGGATTAGATCGTTACTATGGATTACTTGATCTTGCAGTTGGTCATGGTATACTTATTCAGGGTGGAGCTACTTATACCCTTGAAGACGGCACAAAGGTAGGATATTATCGCAATTTCAGAAAAGACATTAAGCTGTGGGAAGAGACTATTATACCGAAGCTAGAGCTAAAAATTAAAAAGGAATGGTCATACTCTAATGATGAGCATGAAGCCCCTGAAGAAATAATTGAAACAGAAGATTATGAGTAAAGAGCAAAGCGTATCAGAAATTTTAACAAACTACGAAAAGACTATTGGTTATGTAGAACCAAAACCACCAGAAAAGCTCGTATTGGCTTTTTCAGGTGGAGCAGATAGTACAGTATTATTACATATTGCTGCAGCTGGAGGTGTAAAAGAGATTCATACTGTGTCTTTTGATTATGGTCAACGACATATAAGAGAGCTCGAATGTATTGTTATTCAATTAGATACTATTCGAAGAAAATATCCTAATATTAATGTTACAAACAAGACACT